CGCCAAGATCCGGCGGAAGGCCCAGCGCTTCCAGCGGGACTCACACTACATCAATTACAACCGATGACCCGCCTCTTCCTTCTCCTGCTGTCGGCCAGCGCCTCGGCGAAAGTCTCCCCCGCGTGGCGTGACGCCATCATCCGCGTCGAGTCCGCCGGCAACCCGGCCGCCGTCGGCCGACTCGGGGAGCGTGGCCTGTGCCAATTCTTCCCCGCAGCTTGGGCCGATACCTCCCGCTGGCGCCGTGCCCACGGCCTGCCCGTCTACTCCTACGGACTGGCCCACGACCCCGAGGCCGGCCTTGCGTACGCCACCTCCTGGTTGACTCTGCTCGAGGACCGCCTGACCGCAACCCTCGGCCGCCGCCCGACGATCGGCGAACTCTACGCGGCGCACCAGCTCGGCTTCTCCGGCTTCCGCTCGAAAGGGTTTGACCTCTCGCGCTGCCCGACCATCACCAAGGTCGTCGCCGCCCGATTGGCAAAGGCGACACGCTGAAGCCAAGCCATGTCTAATCAACCTTTGCTCGTCGCCGTGGACCCTGGCGTGTCCGGTGCTATCGTGACCTGGCACCAGCACCTCGGCCTCTCGTCTTACAACATGCCCGGCACCGACTGGGAAGTCTGCAAGCTAGTGGCCGACATCACCACGCAGGCCAACAAGGTCGTGCTGTACCTTGAGGAGCCCCCGCTCTACGCCGGCCGCAACATCCCCGGCTCGGCCATCGGCAAACTGATGTGGAACACGGGTGTGCTTTACGGCGCCGCCGTGGCCTGCGGGTGGGAAGTCCACCGGGTCCGTCCCGCGATCTGGCAGAAGGCCCACCCGGTCGGCACGAAGGGCGACCTCTCCACCACCGCTTGGAAGAACAAGCTGAAGGCCCGCGCCGGCGAGCTCTTTGGATCGGTGCCCGGCATCAAGGTGACGTTGGCCAACTCAGACGCCCTGCTCATCCTCGACGCCGCCAAGCGTGGCGCCATCAACTAACTTAACATTGCTTAACATTTGTTAAGCTCACCTTTTCCACCATGTCCGACATACCTCCCGAAAAACAAATCACTAAGAGCCTGGTATGGCCCCCCGCGCCAATCAAGGACTCGTCCTACATCATCCTGCACGACGGCACCGTCGCCCGGCTCCTGAAGCCCCGGCGCAAGGGCAACATCAACTACTGGTCTCTGAACCTCGGCGGCCGCTTGCAGGTCCTGACGCAGAAGACCATCGACGACCTCGCCAAGCAGTAACTTTTCCCGTACCCATGAAACAAGCCACTGACGCCAACGCGGACTTCGTCACCGCCCTCAACGCGCTGGAGAACGTCAGCGCTAACAAGTCCAACCCAGCCTTCAAGGGCTCCAAGTATGTCACCTTGGACCAGCTGCTAGACGCCGTGAAGCCCGTGCTGGCCGCCAACAATCTCGCCTTGTGCCAGGTTGTCGACACGACCGCCGACGGCCGGATCGGCGTGCAGACCTCCTTCCGTCACCGCGACGGGACCGTCTTCCCCGGCGGGTCTCTCTTCATCCGGGCCGACGGCATGAGCCCCCAGCAGATTGGCTCTGCGCTAACCTACATCCGCCGGCAGTCAGTCCAGACGGCCGCATGCGTCTCTGTAGACGCCGACCTCGATGGAAACGGCCTCACCCCTTCGCAGTCCATCATCTCGCCCCAGAAGGCCAGCCAGACCCCTCAAAAGACCTTCGCCAGCGACTACACCAACCACCCCGACGCCGCCTGCCGCGTCCTGATCCGCAAGGGTTGGCTCAAGGAAGGCCAAGGGCTGGCCGACCTATCCGGTGAGCACTTCGCCGCCATCGCCAACAACGCCGCCTTCAACGCGGCCGTCACCAAGGAGGCCCAACAGTGAGCGACGACCTCCGCCTCCCGAAAGGTCAGCCCTTCGACCCTATCGCTGACGCCTTCAATGCCCTGAGCCTGTCCAATCAGCTCGCGGCAGCCAACGCCCGCATCAAGCAGCTTGAAGAGCGCAACGAGCAGATGCGTGAGGCCGGCGATAACATCTGGTACGTGGTCCGCCACGCCGCCCAGGTTAAACCCGAGGACATCATCGAGGCCTGCACCATCTGGCAGGAGAAGCGCCGTCATGGCTGAAATCCCCAAGGCCATCGAGCGCCTCGCCGAGAAGGACGCCATCTATCTCTACGGGCTCCTGATCCTGCTGGACGGTGAGGCCTTCTGGGAGTGCACCGCCGCGACGGCCAAGGGCCTCGAGACCACCATGCGCGCTTGGCGTGTCCACACCCTGCCTTCCCTTCGCCGGTCTCAGGTCCGCTACTTCGTGAAGTCACCGGGCACCATCAAGGAGATCACCCTCAACTCTCTATGAGCCCCCAAGACTCCGCCCTGGCTAACCTGACCCGCCTCTCGACCGAGGCCAACGCCCTCGAGACCTACCTCGGCGCCTTTGTCACCCAGACCGACATCAACCGCATCGGCCAAGACCTGACCCGCTTCCGTGCCGTGCTGGCCGTCACTGACCTCAACCTGGTCGACGACATCCACGACATCGACGAGCTGCGCGAGCGCCTGAACGCCCTGCGGTCGGACATCAGCGTGCTCCTCGTCTCCATGCAGAACCTTCACGAGAAGGCCGAAGCCTGCAACGCGACCCTGTCTTCCATCGAGGACGCTATCGACAACCCCGACGAAGCCCTCTAACAATCTGGGGCTGGCCGTGGTTCGCCCGATTGGATCCGGGTATGACCCATAGTCCACGGCTGGCCCCTCCCCTTTCCCACCCGATAACATACAACAGACATACATCATGACATACAAGCCCCCCACCATCACCGAGATTACTGCCAAGTTATTCACCGTCACCCGCATCGGGTACGACACCCTGACCGGGTACCTCAACCAGACCAACGCCAAGGTCCTGCTGCGCTCGCCGGCTAAGTACAAGCACCGCCTGGCCAACCCGCCCAAGCCTACCGCCGCGCTCCGTGAGGGCATCCTCACCCATGCCTGCGTCCTGCAGCCGGACCTGTTCGCCAAGTACAAGCCCGAGCCCGACGTGAAAAAGAACACGAAAGAAGGCAAGGCCGCCTTTGAGTACTGGAAGACCACCCTGTCTGCCGACGACATCCCCTGCGACTGCGACGAGTACGACAACGCCCTGCACTACGCCGACGGGCTCCGCGCCGTGATGGCCAGCCACGCCATCCGCGTACACGCTGCCGAGATCGCGCTGTCGGCCACCTACATGGGCACCCCGCTCAAGGGCTCGCTGGACTTCATCGGCGAGGACGGTTTCATCTACGACCTGAAGACCACCCGCGAGGAGGCCACGCAGTACGGCTTCGGCCGCGAGATCCAGCGCAACCCGGACTTCCGCCTGCAGGCCGCCTGGTACATGCACCTGTGGAAACTTAACTTCGGCGAGAGCCCCCGTGGCTTCCGCATCATCGCCGTCGAGAAGGAAGCCCCCTTTGAAGGCGCCGTCTTCGAGCTCGACCAGGAGCTGATTGCCGACGGTGGCATGAAGATGCTGGAGGCCATCACGACCTTCCAGAAGTGCACCGAGTTCGACACGTGGCCCACCTACCCCGCCGAGGTCATCAAGGTCGAGCCTTGGAAAAAGCCCGGTGAAGCCATCCCTCTCTCCTTTTCCTAACCCAGAAACAACAACACCATGACCCAACCCAACGCGGACCGGCCGCCTCTCCAGACCATCACCAAGAACGGCATCTACATGCTCCGACTCTCCAAACCCAAGGCCGAGAAGGTCCGGGTCTGGGACGATCAGACCATGTCGGCCCGGCTCTTCTTCATGACCGCCGACGGCCACTGCCTCTCGCAGAGCTACGGCACCAAGTTCACCAAGTCCCTCGCCATGATGGTCGGCAAGATGTCCGGCACCTTCACTAGCGAGTTCGCCGGCACGACCGTCGATGATTACCTGGCCTACGTCGAGAAGGCCTGCGGCAAGACCGTCGAGACGCTCGTCGAGGTCACCGAGGGGACGCCCTACAACGGCAAGCCCACCTACAAGTACAAGCTCACGTGGGCCAAGAAGGGCTTGACGCTTACCCCCCCCGACTCCTTCTGATCATGGCTCAAATCATCATTCTCTACGGGTATGCTAGGGCTGGCAAGGATACCTTGGCTGATGGCATCATCGAAGGCGCCGAGAATGAGGTCTGGCGGTGCTCGTTTGCCAAGTCTCTCAAGTTCGCGGTCAACATCGCGGTACGTGAGTTCATCGACACTGTGGATTATGACGTCGAGGCCGACAAGCTGCAGGACCGCGACCTCCTGGTCGAGTTCGGCCGGGCCGTCCGACGCCGAGACCCCATGGCCTTTGCCAAGCGCCTTTGCTATTGGATAGGCAACCCGTCTGTAGGAAGAGAACACCACGTCATCACCGACGCGCGCTACTTCAACGAGTATCAGTTCGTTGCAGAGTGGGCCAAGGAGCATGGCTATTCATTGACCACTGTCTACGTATGGCGTGAGGGCAATACCTACGCCAACATCGAAGAGCGCGACAGTATCCGCGAGGTGCTCGAGCACGTGAAGTTTGACTACCTTATCGACGGCGAAGCCTACGACGCCGACAACGTCCGCCAGAAGGGCATCGACCTAGCCAAGACCCTCAACCTATGAGCTCCGACCTCTTCGCCGGCTACGGATCCGAACCGGGCGACATCTACGACCTCGCCAAGAAGTGGGGCATGACCCCCGCCCGACTCACCTTCCTGGCCAACTGCCCGCGAGCAGCGCATGAAGGCCATCCCCGTCGAAGCTAAGCTGATGGAGCGTTACGCGCTGATGCAGGCAGAGAATACACGCCTCAAGGCCGAGGTCGAGCGGCTGACTGAACAGGTCGAGCGTCTTATCGCCAGCCTGCAAAAGTCGCACAATGAACACGCTAAAACACTCTACAAACTGAAATACAAACGATGAGCAAGCCCACCTTAGCCATCCTTTGCGCCGTCATCTGTGGACTATCTGGGTGCGACCAGCGCGTCGCCTCCGTCGGCCAGACCGAAGTCCGCGAACCCTGCTGGCGCATCTATTACATGCCACCGACTCAATATAGGACTTTCGACAGGGAATGGTTTACCAAGAACACTCCCGTACCGCTCGGCCCTGGCTACTACTTCACGACTGACTCCGGTCGTGCCGTGTATGTCTCTGGTAGCGTCGTCATCGAACAAACCACCCGAACCAAATGAGCGAACCAACCCGATACCGCATCGCCGACAACCAGGTGCAACGCGTCTATGGCGGCAACATCCTCGTCGTCGACCCCGCTGGCCCGCTGGTCGAGTACGCCGACTACGCCCGCCTGCGCATGGAACGCATCCACGACCTGAACCAGATTGGCGGATTGCAGGAAGAGAACGCCCGCCTGCTGGCCGACTACAACAAGACCGAGGAACACAACATGGCCCTGTGCGAACGCCTGCAAGACCTCAACGGGGAGTTGTTCACCGCATCGTGCGCCAACGCCAATATGCACAAGGAAAACGCCCGCCTCAAGGCCGAGGTCGAGCGGCTCCGCAAGGCGGGGGATTGGATGTGCGGTCTGCTTCGGTTTGATTTTGTGACGAAGGAATGGAACGCCGCCAAGGAGGGCAAGCAGTCGTGAGCGACATCCTCTACAAGTACCACGGCGAGGAGCCTGCCGACCTCTACGACCTGTCCAAGAAGTGGGGCATCAGCATGGAGCGCCTCCAGTACCTGGCTAAGTGCCCAACCAATCGCTCTAAGACCTTCATCCCTGACTACGACAAGTTTACCGGGCAGGACCGCATCAACGCTGTCTGCTGCCGCCTTATCTTCCGCCAAGGCTGGACCCACTACGAGGCCGCCGAGAAGCTAGGCATGTCGGCCAACAAGCTCACCCGCTGGCTCAACGCCAAGGGCATCGTCTGGCCCGATGGTTGCAAGCGCAAGGCAACCTGGGGCGGTCGAGCTGCGGCCATGACCCGCATGGAGGGCAACCTGCTCGGATCCACCAAGGCCAACGACCCAGACGCCAGCCCGGTGCCCGGTCGTATCAAGCGCGGCTCGGGCAAGGAGTATGCATACAAGGCCCTGGCTGAAGGCCTGACGCTCTCCGAGGCCTCCCGCAAGTATGGCATCAACATCTGCACCCTCTTCTGCGCCTGCAAGAAGTACCGCATTAAACTCTCGAAAGGCCTACGTGGCCCACGTTCTAAAAAATGAGCAAGCCTGTCACCTTTGTCTTCGCGTCTGACTCCCATGGCGACATGGCCGACCCGCAAGCGCTCGATGCCCTCTGGGCCTTCTGCAAGGACTACAAGCCAGACGTGCGCGTGGCAGGCGGTGACCACTACGACTTCCGAGCCCTGCGCCGGGGCGTAGGCAATAACGACGCCGAGTCAGGCGAGTCCCTTAAGGCTGACATCGAGGCCGGCAACGACTTCATGCGCCGCTTCCGCCCGACCGTCTGGCTGTATGGCAACCACGAGCACCGACTAGATAACCTGATCAGCACGAGCTCCTCGGCCTTGGTACGCGACTACTGTCAGGACATCAAGGACGCCATCAACGCCAACGCCAAGGCCGCCGGATGCAAGACCATCCTGCCTTACCACGCCGACCGTGGCGTCTACCGTCTCGGACCCGTGGCGATGGTCCACGGCTATGCGTACGGCATCAACGCGACGACCTTACAAGGCCTGCATTACGCCGAGCACGGTGGCGCCCTTATCCACGGCCACACCCATAACTTGGCCAGCATCGCCCTTACCCAGCACGGATCAGGTAACGCCTTCAGCGCCGGATGCCTATGCCTCAAGGAAGAAATGGGCTACGCGTCGCACCGCCTAGCTACTGCCCGCTGGGGCTCAGGCTTTGTCGCCGGCGTCGTCAATGGTCGCAACTGGAAGGCCTGGCTGGTCCACAAGGTCGGCCCTCAGTGGGTCTGGCAAACTGGCCTTCGCTTTTACTCCCCTTTCTGATGGGCACCCAAGGCAAGCGCCCGCCCCTGACCGATGCCACCCTGCGGGCCATCGTTGGCGCTCTCCAAAACCAAGCAGAGCAGCCCCCTCCCGGCTTTTACAACTGGCAGACCTGGGCGAAGCGCTGGGGCCTCAAGCGCACCTCCACCATGCGCTACCTCGAGACCGGCGTGAAGTCAGGCATCCTCAAGACCGTCATGATCCGCCAGGACGTCGGCGCCTATGTTCGCCGCGCTCCCTTCTGGGGCCTCACTAGCAAGAAGGCTCGACAGTCCCGCAAGCCCTAGCCATACCCCTCCCCGCAAGCCATGCAAAACCCCGACGACCTTATCGCCAGGGCAAGGAAGTACCTTGTCACGCTCCCCGACTCCATTGAAGGCCAGCAAGGACACGCTGCCCTCTTCCGTGCCGCCACCGTGCTGGCCCACGGCTTTGCCTTCGACGAGGCCACCGCCCTCGACCTGCTCCGCGAGTACAACGTCGCCCGGTGCTCGCCCGCTTGGGACGAGAAGGCCCTCGAGCGCAAGATCCGCGAGGCCAACAACCGAACCCACACCAAGCCCCGTGGCTACCTCCTAGGCGACTCCCCTGCCCAGACCACCCACCGCCCCCTCAAGACGCCTCAGAAGCCCGCTGAGGCCCCTAAGAAGGCTACGCTGGCCAACCTCCCCCCCGTCGAGCCCGTTGCCTTCAAGCCATCCGACACCCTGACCATCGTCGACTTCTTTGCGGCTTGCTTCAATCCCGAGGACCAGGTGCAAATCGAGACCCCCGCCGAGCTAAATGCCGATGGCAAGGGCCGACCCACTGGCAAGGGCATCGTGAAGACCGTGGCCGACTGGCAGAACAGCGTCGACCTCGACCCCGCGCTCTACGGTGGCCCCGCCGGCGCCTTTGTCCGCATCAACCCCGTCAAGGACGCCGAGGGCAAGGACACCAGCGTCAGCGCCTATCGCCACGTCCTGCTGGAATGGGACACCGGAGAGAAGCAGGAGCAACTGGCCCGCATCTATCGCTCTAACCTGCCCGTGTCGGCCATCGTCGACTCGGGTGGCAAGTCCGTCCACGCTTGGGTCCGCGTCGATGCAGCTGACCGGGCCGAGTACGATGCCCGCGTCGGCCAAGTGTACGACCTTTTCGCTGACTGCCCCCCTGACAAGCAGAACAAAAACCCCTCACGCTTCACCCGCCTCCCGTTTGCCAAACGCGGCAACGCCCTGCAGGCCCTCATCAAGACCTGCGTCGGTTTCGCTGACTGGGCAACCTGGTCAGACTGGAAGGCAGACCTAGACGCCGCCGAGCAAGAGAAGGCTGACGGCACCGAGCACTTCGACCTCGAGGCCCTCGACGCTTTCGACCCCAAGGCCGACGCCACCGTCCTAGTCGGCAAAGAGCGCCGCTGGCTCTGCAAAGGCTACGTGCTCCAGATCGTCGGCTTCTCGGGCTCGGGCAAAAGTTCGTTGGCAATGCAGATGTGCGTCCAGTGGGCTCGCGGCCTTAACCTCTTTGGCCTCCAACCCGTCCGCCCCCTCCGCATCGTTATCTGCCAAAGCGAAAATGACTTCGGAGACACCGCAGAGGCCTTCGCCGGCAGTGTGCGCGGCCTGACCTCACAAGAGAAGCTGAAGCTGAAGGACAACCTGGTCATCGTGCGCAACTCCAAGGCCATCGGCCCAGCCTTCCCGGTCTTCCTCAAGCGCCTATGCGAACGCCACAAGCCTGACATCGTGCTCGTCGACCCGTTGCTCGCGTATGCGGGCTTTGACATCGCCGACCAGGCACTGACCACCGACTGGCTGCGCAACCAGATCTTCCCCATCGTGCAAGAGACCGGCATCGCCCTGATCTACATGCACCACACCACCAAGCCCAAGAGCGCTGACGACCTCGACAGCATGACCCCCACCCAACTGGCCTACCTAGGGGCCGGCTGCAGTGAGTGGGTAAACTTCGCGCGCGATTCAGGGTATTTATTCCGAACCAAGGGCGACGGTGAGACCCCGGTCTACAAGTTCGGCTTCAGCAAGCGCCAGTCCCGCAGTGGGCTAAAGAACAGCGAGGGCAAGTTCACGCAGTTTGCCAAGATTGCCCACAGCGACGAGCCCGGCGTCATCAGGTGGGAATACGCAGGCGGAGATGCCCTGCTTAACCAGCCTACCCGTAGGAAGCCCAATCCTAGCCCCTCAGCGGGCTCTGTAGGCGGCTTTGACATCAACTGAGGGGCAAGACAGCCCCCCACTGATACCCCCCTCTCATAACCAATCCTAGGCCATGCTCACAAACCTTTTGCCCTGTCTACTTCCTAGTCTACTTCCTAGTCTACTTCCGTCCTACTTCGTAGGTAGGTATGCTTCGGCCTTTTACCTCCCTACGGTCGTAGGCCTAGCATGACCTCACCTAGCACTACAAACCTATGAGCAAGCCAAACCTGAGCAGGGCAATACAGGACAAACTAAAATGGACCAGGGTAAGACAGAGAGCCTGGAGAGATAAGCCAGACCACATGGAAGCCATCCGGGTAAGAGCCACGGAAAGAGCAACGGTAAGCAGAGCCCGCAATCACGTTGCCCTGATCCGCAACCTGTCGACCCTCGCGGCCTCCCTCTCGACCGAGGAGCTGCAGGCCATCGTCAAGGCCTCGACCTACCGCGGCACCTACCACAGTTTCCAGAACAGACTACGCCGGCACGGGTTGATGCGCTACGACGCGGCAAGTGGCCGATGGCTGAACCTATGCCACGTCTTCCCGGTGGCTTAGACTTTTGTCTTACTCGCCACAGTGGCCTGCCTATGGTCTGACTTCATGCGCTACATCCTCGACCTCGCTACACGTGGCGAGCTCTATGTCGATACGGCGCAAGTCTATGCGGTCGAGGTCGTGGACATCGTGAACGTCCAGAAGACCCTCAACTATGACCGCGTCCATCTATCCAACGAGGAGCTGACCCACGAGCGCAAGGGCATGCTGGTGCACATCGACGGTGAGAAGTTCACCTGCGAGTATGATGCCGAGTTCCTCGAGCTATGGATGGATGAGACCGAAGGCCCATGCCTGGACTAAACGGCTTCGACCATAGCGCGGACAAAGCAGACCGTGCACATGCCAAGCGCTACGACGCCTGGTTCAAAGCGTTGCCCAAGGCGCAGCAGGATCGGTTACGCGAGGAAGGCGCCGGACCGTACTGTGAAGCCCGGTCTCACGATTACGTCTTCCCTGTGTATGAGCGCTCAGAGATTTGGGCTTACAACCCCAACGAGGACCGCACTGAGCAGGACGCCTTCATCTCTCGCGAGCAGGTGGCCAGCATCGTGAACGACGTGGTGCAGATGCTCGGCTACACGCGAGACCCCAAGGTGCGCCGGCCCC